GCATAAATTTTTGTCTATAGTCTTCATACTCGACTTCATCGTCGCAATGGAATAATAATTCTCTCATAATTGAATTACAAGTTTGAATTAATTGATCCTCAGGTGTTACCTCTTTTGAAGGTAAATAATAACATAGACTTTTCATCAAAGAATCTTTATCTAAGGGAGCGACCATTCTCTTCAATTCAGGATGATATTTAAAACTTCTCTTGAGAAAAGAAATTTGAGATATATCTATAAATCTAGAGGAATGCTCTTTTTTGTCTGACGTCGTAAAAGTCATGTAATATATTTCTTCAACAAATTTAGCATATGTAATGTTGTTAAAATAACTTGACAATTCCTCCTTTACACCACATAACATATCATCTCCATATGTTATAGGTAATAAAAGTTTAGTAAAATCACGTATCTTAAATTTTTGAGTTTGATTCATAGCATTATCGCAACCTAACGGAGTACACATGATAGCAAATGCATAGTACAGAAGAATGATCCCGCGAAGGGAGTTGTCTTCGGCAGTTGCATATTTGCCAGACGGTTGAAAGCCAGGTGGAGTGAACACTGTTCCATCCATTACTACAGTAGGGTAAAGATTGTCTGTCAACAATCCTTGGACTATTCGTAATGCATGATCATTATAACCTAGTTTCTTTAAGGAATTATACACAACAGAGTTTGCCATAATACCTATGCCAACTGGCATACTTGTATCATATCCACCATAATCCCCCTCCATAATATACGGAGAGAACTTATTAAGAGTATTATACATAATGTCAACTTCTGACGAGTGCATGTTAATTCCAACTTTCGTAAAGAAAACATCCCTCTGCTGACACATTAAACTATAAAAAGGCATTAAGTACATTCTATTAACTAATGTCATATCATAGGATGACATAGCAAAAACTCGAGTGTTTCCGGATAAAACTTTAGCGCGTGACCTAGGTTCATCTTTTAACTGAGCTCCAACTATTGAGTGACTAGTTTCATCATTTAAATAAGAATTTATTATTTCTTGGACTTGAATTTTAACTTCAGCTTTAGGCGTAACTGCATCTTCTTTAAAGTCTAGGGGTGTCTTGATTTGATATTTACTTTTAGTACCAGTAAATAGAAAACCACCAGAGGTATTATTTCTCATTGCTCTATAATAAAAATTGAGAGGGAAACCGTTTTGAGCAACATCAAGAGGTACTGGATTTGCACTTGTTATATTTTCTTCTTTCAATCGCAAAATTAAATCACTAGTAAAGGAGAGAACCACATTTTCCATAATTCTGTTATTTAAAGGAGCTTTTAGAACACCAACTTTCTTAATAAAGTTATTTTCAGGGGAACAAAAAACACCGTCATTTCTAAAAGATCTCATTTTAGGAGCCATATATTTTGGTTTACCATCGTAAGTTGATGGTATTCCAAGTAAATAATCAGTCTTGTTAAAGAAGATACTCCGTGTTAAAGTACTTTTGGGTGTAATATGTAAATGATCACTGATTTTACCATAGACGTTGACAGAGGGTATATCTTCATACAATAATGGGCATTTAGGACCCAAAGGTACTATTTCACTAGTCGTATTAAAACGGAAAGAACCTTCAGAGACGATATTAGTAAGAATACATCTATCCTTAAGGATCTGTAACTTCTCCATAAGAATCGTCTTATCTATGACACAGGCGTAACCGATGTCTCTAACTCCAGCACAGTGAATTCCTACTAAGAAAGTTTTATATCCTATAGTGGATACTAAAGGGGTTCCACAATCACCAGATTTATGTTCAGGGAATGTGTAACGATAAGGATTGTTAACAACCATTTTATGATCATCATCAACTAATTCAGTTTTCACTCTTTGAGCAATTAAATCTTTATGTAAGAACATAGAATGCAGTGGTGTTGTATTGAAAGGGATATCACATAAAGAAAATGTAATATCCTTAAAGATTGAACCTATTAATCTTACTAATAGTATATCTTCTGCTACCTCTAAATAATCTTCAGAAGTAAAATGAGTTTTGATCAAACCTGAAGCTTGACTAGGACTCATAGATACGTGCATAGTATACAATTCACCTCTAACACAATGTTTATTTATTAGAACAAAATCGCGACAAATTCCTAAAATTTTAGTTCTAACTCGAGATCCGTCTTTGAATTGTAGAACAGTATATCTAACATTAGAATGTATAGTATTATGTAATTCATCAATTTTATTATAATTACGTGGTGTACCTACTAAATTTGGAGTAATATTAATCACTTGATCGTAATCAATATCACAATCTTTTTTTTTAGTGGGTAGAGGAAACAAACAATTAGACTGTTTTTCATTAACTAATATATAGTCATCAACATTATCATCAGTGAATTTACCACTAGTAGTTATATTTCCTTCAGACTTAATATTATTAACAACTTTATATGTTTTAAGTGCTATTTTTGTAGAGGCAGCAACAACTGTGAAAAATAATAATATAGGTGGTAAACTGGAAAATATTTTACGAGAAAATACTTTCCATTTTTGTAATGTATATCTTTCATCCTCATATATAAAAGTTTTTAGAAACAAAAAAGAAAATAATGAGGCATTATAAGTAAGATTATATATGTTATTTAAGAAATTGTTGTAAGTTATAGTATGATACAGGCGTATGGTTTCACTAAGAGCAAAAAGAGTACGTCTGGAATTCTTAACTTCTCTTTCTGTTCTACGAGTATATATAGCTAAAAACCAAACAAGAATGGTAAGAATATGTATAATAACAGAACAAAAAGCAAAGATATATGATTTAGTACAAAAGTAAAACCAAATTGAAATGTAAAGGATATAGAGAATATTTAAAAAAATATAATTGGGTGTGTAGACCTCAAATAGATCCGCTTCAGCAGTTACTACTTCAGACTTAGGTATTAAATATTTAGATACATCTTCTGATGTTGCTTCCATAAATTTCTTTTGAGCTTCCTTATGTTGTTTGTATGATTCAGATAATTGCGCACAGAGTCCAAACATATCAAAAACTTCTTTATCTCTAACATTGGGATCATTATGTTCATAATAAACTTTGGTAGATTTGACATTGCCCTCTTGAGGACATTGTTCGTAAATACGAAAGTCCCATAAATCCATTTTATGTTCCAAATTTAGAGTTTTGAGTTTGGCAGTGTCGAGCGATACGCCACCAGGTTTTCTATATTCTTTTTTAACCTGTGTCTCGATATATAAAAATCTTCTTCTAATTGCAGCAGGAGCTGACATAATAGTATTAAGATTCATATCGGGGTTATTAGTATCAATAACAACTAATTCTGGCATGGCATAGTTAACGCCCTTGTCTTCTATAGCAGCTTGGTCAGGACAATAAGGAGAATTATCAATTAACATCAGTAATTCGTCAATAGTTTCATCTCCTTTTTGAGCTAATAAATTAGATATAGATCCTACTTCGGGTATGTGAATAATAGGTTGTATAATGGGATCATAGCCTGTCCAATATTTAGATTTGGGAGATCTGTTATAAACCACATCTGGTGAATAGATTCTACCAGCTGATTTACAATGTACTTTAAAAATATTCTCTAAAACGGAGGACTTCCCTATACCAGGATCGCCATGTAGAACGATTCCCATAGGAGCCATTCGTCTCTTAGATTGCATTTCTAACATAATTGCTCTACGCATAACACGTAATTCAGTAAGTCTAGCTTTGAAAGGTATATTAGATTTCATAGTTTTAGTTATAGTTTCACCTTTTTTGATGAAAGCATCCGCTTTAGCTAAGAAATCAGTTGCACTCACTCTATCCGATGCTATAGTGTCAACAAAGTTCATATCATTACCTATATATACACTTTTGTAAGAAAGTGTTAATTCGGTAGTTTCATCAATATATTGAGCAATAAGATCTTTATCTAACCAAGCACTAGTAATGGATTTAGTAACATAAAGAGTGTGACCAAATCTAAAAAAGGATTCAGTCATCTCTACCATAGAATAAGTAAAGTCTAGTACATTGGTTGGTTTAGCTTCACCTAATAATTTAGTGAATTTGTTAGATGTTTCTATAGAGAAAAAGCGTAAACCTACCATACTAAGAATAAAATTTCTAGTAGAGCGTACAACTTGACTTGAGATAACCATCTCAAACATTTTCTTGGGTGGAAATGTTTCATCAAGTTCAAAACCCTCACTTTTAACTTTTTCAGCAGTAGATATCTGACTGACAAAGCTTTTAATGTACTGAGCTATAATATCATGTATAGTATTGGAGAAACCAGGAAAAGAGTTACTCATAAAAACAGTTAAAGACCACACTAATTCGGCTTTATTTCTATGTCTAATTATTTGATATATTGAATATATGGCAGAATTTATGTATTCGATAAAATACATGCTTCCGTCAATGGAGGTGTGTTTAATGACATCATATAATGACTTTTTGATATCATCAATATCATCTAGAAATATCTGGAAATTATCTTTAGCTTTACATTTAACTACATGCAAATTAGTATTAACTTCAGATGAAACATCTTTAAGAAAATAATTAAATTGTTTTTTAGTATCTTGAACATTAATCTTAAATCTTTCTAATTTAAGTTCACACCTATCGACTATATTCCTCTTGGGGGGACTTAGAGAACCTATTATTATAGGTGCATGTTCAATTTTTTCATCTTCTAGGTATTCATAAACGTCTTTATTAGATATACCATCTAATTCTTTGTAGAATGGTGACATATCTTCAACACAAAATCCATGATTAAATAAATCCTGTAGATATTGATCGGAAAATTCGAAAATTATATGTAAGTTTTGATTTATTGAAGAAAAAAAATAATCGTCCATTTCACATTTAGTATATTCAACAGGTTTTCTGCAAAGAATAACATTAACAAAATTAATATTATCAAATGTAGGATCTCTTTGATATAAGTCATTCAATTTTTTATCAAATTTAGAACTTTTTACAAAAAGTTTTAATTGTTTACTGACAAAAAAACATAAATGTGAATTTATATATCTTTTATAAAGTTTAGATAAAGAGTTGGATGACCAAAGTTTTTTGTCTCTAGTGGATATTTCTAAGGAGTAATTATTAATGAATCGTATAAAATCTACAATATAAGGTTGAGAAAGAGCATTAGATAAATGAAAATATACCATATACATAAGTAAATGTGTTTTATATTCAATATTCAATGGTGAGATATCACGATGATCTAATTGATATAAATCATCTAAATTGTCGGATTCAAAATTAACTAGAGTAGATTTTTTTTGTCTACTTTTATTTTTAATAATAGACTTGACTTTGTCTGCTTTCCTTACATCAGAAACGGCTCTTGTTTTTTTTATTTTTTTATTTTTATTTTTATTTTTTTGTTTTTTAATAATAATGTTTTGTGTTGTCACGTTATCCCTAACCATCTTTATAGAAGAAGTCATTTGTTTAATCCCAAGGATTTGGAACGAAATTTTGAAATCATTAGAGATTAGAGAATAATTAATAAAATAATAATTGTAATGAGAGATTTAAGTAATAATAAAATATATAAATTATATGTTTTCGGCAGCATTTACGGTTGCTGAACGGGAAAAGCATCGTTCCAGATAACTTTATATACAATTTGATATAAATAAGCCTACTAAATGAAATAAATTAATGATGGATAAACTAAATAATTTATCTTTACTTGACATACATTAACGCTTCAGGTGGGTACCTTTTATGAAGTCTTATAGTATGTGTTTCATAATCATTAATATACTTACTTAGAGCAGTATAAATATAAAATTGTACCGATAACAATATAATATGGAGTGACGGTCCTAAATATATATAATGTAATTAATTAAATAAGGAGTTAATTTATTAGTTATAAAATAAACTTTAATAATTGTTCGTTAAATTGTTCAAATTTAACAATGAAAAAGTAAAATAGAATTTTTATAAATAAAAATTTAGAAAGTGCGCATTTTAGAGAGTGCGCAGCTCTTGTTTTGATTTAGATTTTAAGGAGTCTTGACTCACACTTCTTGAATTTTATAGTTTTCAAACTAAG